ACCAAGACCAAGACCAAGACCAAGACCAAGACCAAGACCAAGACCAAGACCAAGACCAAGACCAAGACCAAGACCAACAATGCTCTCCCCCGCAGCCATCCAAGCACTTTTAGCGGTACTGCCCACACTGCCGGAGGCGGATAAGCGGTCGTTACTAGCGGATTTAGAGCGGTTAGAGGAGATAAAGAACAGGGAAGTCTGCCAAGAGCAGTTCATACCGTTTGTGCAGCGTATGTGGCCGGGGTTCATTTCCGGGCGTCACCATAAGATTATAGCGCGGGCGTTTGAGAAAGTAGCTGCGGGGATTACTAAGAGGTTAATTATCAACCTCCCACCAAGGCATACTAAATCGGAGTTTGCATCGTACCTACTTCCGGCGTGGTTTTTGGGCAAGTTTCCCGACAAAAAAGTCATCCAAACGTCACACACTGCGGAATTGGCGGTCAACTTCGGGAGAAAAGTTAGGAACCTTGTTGATGACGACAACTACCGTGCCGTTTTTCCCGGGACCGTGCTTCAAGTGGACTCGAAGGCGGCGGGAAGGTGGAATACCAGCAGGGGCGGCGACTATTTTGCTATTGGTGTTGGCGGCGCGGTGACGGGCAAGGGTGCAGATCTCCTTATCATTGACGACGCACATTCAGAGCAAGAGGCCGCCATCGCGGAAACGAACCCCGAGATCTACGACAAGACCTATGAGTGGTACACATCGGGGCCACGGCAGCGGTTGCAGCCAGGAGGGGCCATAATTGTCGTACAGACCCGATGGAGCAAGCGAGATCTGGTTGGGCAAGTACTGAAAGCAGCGGCGCTGCGGGACGGTGAGGAGTGGGAGGTAATCGATTTCCCCGCCATAATGCCCAGCGGTGCCCCGCTATGGCCTGAGTTTTGGCCGTTGGAAGAGTTGGAGGTCTTGAAGCGAGAGCTACCCCACGCTAAGTGGATGGCTCAGTATATGCAGGACCCGACAAGCGACGTGAGCGCAATCATTAAGCGCGAGTGGTGGCAGATTTGGGAGAAGGACGACCCACCCCCGTGCGAGTTTGTCCTTATGTCGTGGGACACGGCGTTCGAAAAACACAACCGTGCCGACTATTCCGCATGCACTATCTGGGGGGTTTTTTACAGGGACGATGATGGTTCCGATTGGGAAATCCACAAAGATGCCCGAGGAAAGCCGCAGGCTCACATCATTCTGCTCAATGCGTTTCGGGACCGAATGGAGTTCCCCGAGCTAAAGCGGGTAGTAATTGACCAATATAGATCTTGGGAACCTGACGGAGTTATTATTGAGAAGAAAGCATCGGGGGCCCCGCTAATATATGAGCTTCGGGCTATGGGTATCCCCGTGCAGGATTTCACGCCCACCAAAGGGAACGACAAAATAGCCAGACTTAACGCGGTATCCGATATTTTTGCTTCTGGTAGAGTGTGGGTGCCGGAGACCCGGTGGGCGGAAGAGGTCGTAGAAGAGGTAGCATCTTTCCCTGCGGGAGACCATGATGACTACGTTGACTCCGTGTCTATGGCGTTAATGCGGTTTCGCCAAGGTGGGTATATACGCACAACGTTGGACGAGCCCGACGACGAGATTTTGCTGCGCTATCGCAATGCAAATCGCAAGCCGTACTATTAAAAGGAAGACAACGTGGGCGAAGAAGATATTCAGGTTGAGATTGCAGACGACGGGGGGGACACCATCCCGGAATCCGGTGCGGAGTTCTCTCTTGCGGAGCTTCTTGGAGAGCCCGTTGTGGATGAAGAAGACCCCGAGACGGAAGAGTTCTATCGGAATTTAGCCGAGGATTTTGACGATAAGGTTCTTTCTACGCTTGCGGGCGACCTTCTGGAGTCCTTTAACGGGGACACAGCATCCCGCAAAGACTGGCTTCAGACATACATTGATGGCTTGGAACTCCTGGGATTAAAAATTGAACAGCGCACCGAGCCTTGGAACGGCGCGTGCGGCGTGTTTCACCCGCTGCTGGCCGAGGCGCTGGTCAAGTTCCAGGCCGAGGCTATCATGGAGACCTTCCCGCCCAGCGGGCCGGTAAAGACGACCATCATAGGCAAGGAGACTCCAGAGAAGAAACAGGCTTCGGTTAACGTTGCGGCGGATATGAATTTCCAGTTGACGGAAGTGATGACGGAGTATCGCCCCGAGCATGAACGGATGTTATGGGGGCTTGGGCTAAGTGGTAACGCCTTTAAGAAGGTGTACTACGACCCTGCGCTTGAGCGTCAGATTTCTCTGTATGTCCCGGCGGAAGATCTTGTCGTGCCATATGGCGCGTCTAATCTTGACACTGCTGAACGTGTTACGCATGTCATGCGTAAGTCTAAGAACGAGGTTATCAAGTTACAGGCCAGCGGGTTCTACCGGGATGTAGACCTTGGGGAGCCGGTTAAGGGTGGCCTCGATGAGGTAGAGAAAAAGATTGCGGAGAACATGGGCTTCAGTGCCACTTCTGATGACCGGTTCAAGATTCTTGAGGTTCATGTAAATCTTGACCTCTCCGAGTACGACGAGGAAGACCCGGAAGCTGGCGACGAAGAGACTGAAATGGGCGGCATCGCCCTCCCTTACGTCGTGACTATTGAGAGAGAGACTGAAACCATCTTAGCCATATACCGTAACTGGGCTCCCGACGACACTAAGAAACTTAAGCGCGAGCACTTTGTTCATTATCCCTATATCCCTGGTTTTGGTTTCTATGCTTTCGGCCTTGTGCATTTACTTGGTAGTTTTGCTAAATCCGGCACTTCTCTTATTCGGCAACTTGTGGACGCTGGGACACTAGCCAACCTTCCAGGTGGCTTTAAGACCCGGGGAATGCGGATTAAGGGGGATGACACACCCATTTCTCCCGGAGAGTTCCGGGATGTAGACGTTGCCTCTGGCACTATCAAGGACAACATCATGACGCTCCCATACAAGGAGCCGTCGCAAGTTCTCTTCACCCTGATGCAAAACATCGTGGATGAGGGGAGGAAGTTTGCCAGTACTACCGACCTCAATGCTTCGGATATGTCTGCGCAGTCCCCGGTAGGTACGACGCTAGCCATCCTTGAGCGTAGTCTGAAGGTAATGTCCTCCGTGCACTCTCGCGTGCATTACGCAATGAAGCGAGAGCTGCGCCTTCTTGCGGCTATTATTCGTGATTTTACGCCGGACGAGTACGACTACGAGCCGGAAGAGGGCGGTAGGAAGGCCAAGAAGGCCGACTATGACATGGTGGACGTTATCCCTGTGTCTGACCCCAATGCTTCGACGATGGCGCAGAAAGTCACGCAGTGGCAGGCGGTAATGCAGTTAGCGCAGGCGTCGCCGCAGATCTACGATTTGCCGGAACTCCACAAGCAGATGCTTGAGGTGCTTGGCGTTAGAAATATCGGGAAGATTATTCCGACCGAGGAAGACCAGAAGCCTGCTGATCCGGTGACGGAGAACATGCGCATCCTTGCTGGCAAGCCGGTCAAGGCGTTTATGCACCAGGACCATGAATCGCATATCGCGGTGCATATGGCGATGGGCCAGGACCCCAAGATTGCGCAAGTGATGCAGAACAACCCCCAAGCGCAGGCGCTCATGGCGACGGGCATGGCGCATATAACGGAGCATGTTGGGTTCTTGTACCGCAAGCAGATTGAGGAGCAGTTGGGTGTGGCGCTGCCACCGCCCGATGAGCCGTTACCGCCGGATGTTGAGGTTCAGTTGTCCAAGCTGATAGCCCAAGCTGCTGCGCAGTTGACGCAGAAGAACATGGCGGAAGCGCAACAAGCCCAGCAACAGCAAGAACAGCAAGACCCGTTGAACGTCATTCAGCGCGAAGAACTCGACCTTAAGAAGCAAGAATTGCAGCTTAAAGCGCAGAAACAACAAGCTGATATTGAAATTAACAAAGCCAAATTGATGATTGACGCAGGCAAGTTGGATTCGCAACAGGTAGGGAAAGACCGGGAACACACGTTCAAAGAACAGGAATTCGCCGCCCGCCAAACGCAGGAAGGCGCTAAGTTCGGTATGGAAATGGCGGGGAAAGACCGGGAACACACCCGTAAAGAGAAAGAATTCGCCGCCCGCCAAACGCAGGAAGGCGCTAAGTTCGGTATGGAAATGGCAGATAGGAACATGAACCGCGCGCAATCCGCCCCACAACAGAACCGCGCGCAATCCGCCCCACAACAGAACCGCGCGCAATCCGCCCCACAACAGAACCGCGCGCAATCCGCCCCACAACAGGCCCAAACCCCTGGTAAAGAGAGTAAGTAGTGACTGTAATTGATTTGATTTTGGAAAAAATAAACGAGCGTATTAACGATGTCCAAGAAGACTTGGGCAGCGGGGTAGCTACGGATTATGCAGATTACCGGCATACATGCGGTATTTTACATGGAATGCTGGCGGTAAAACGCTATATTGAAGACCTTAAGGTCACCCTGGAGGATAATTAATGAGTGATGAGCAACAGGCAACACAATTGCCTAATCCCACAGGCTACAAAATCCTGTGCGCAGTCCCCGAAATCGAAGCAACGTTCGATAGCGGGCTCATCAAGGCAGAAAAAACAATCCAATACGAGGAGCTGCTTACTACGGTGCTCTTTGTGGTTAAGTTGGGGCCGGATTGTTATTCCGACATATCCCGCTTTCCTAGCGGCCCGTACTGCAAAGAAGGGGATTTTGTGCTTGTACGACCTAATTCTGGATCTCGACTTAACATTCACGGGCGGCAGTTCCGCATCATCAACGACGATAGCGTCGAAGGTGTTGTAGATGACCCGCGCGGCGTTAGTCGTTCTTAAAGGGGAATATCATGGCAGCTGACACAAATATGGCCGAGCTGGAAGACGACTTTGAAATTGAAGTCGAGGATGATACCCCGGAGGCAGATCAAGGCCGGGAGCCGATGCCGGAAGATATCGTTAGCGAACTTGAAGCGGACGATGAACTTGAAAATTTTTCTAAAGAAAAAGCCAAACAGCTGAAGAAAGTCTGGCACGACGAGCGGCGCGCTAAAGAATCGGCAGTGCGGGAGCGAGAAGAAGCGGTGGGGCTACTTCGACGTTTCGCGGCAGAAAACCAAGCGCTTAAGAGTAATCTACATCACGGCGAACAAGCGTATGTGGGTACTGCTAAAGTTGCGTTTGAGAGTGAGCTTGAAGCTGCTAAACGCGAGAGCCGCGACGCGTATGATTCTGGGGATTCAGAACGGATCACTGATGCGCAGGTAAAACTACAGCGGTCTATTCTGAAACTCCAGCAAGTTGAAAACTATCGCCCGCAGTATCAAGAAGATGCTGGACAACCCAACGGATCTGGAGTAGATAGTTCTAGTGCGGATGGTTGGTCTGTTACTCCCGCCGAAGAACAGGTTCCAAAACCGGACCAAAAAGCGGTTTCGTGGCAAAAGCGGAACCGTTGGTTTGGGGAAAACCGGGTCATGACGAGTATGGCCTATGGCCTGCACGAGGACTTGGTAGGCGACGGCGTGGACCCTACCTCTGACGAATATTACGCACGTATCGACAAAGAAATACGGCGCAGATTCCCAGAGGAGTTCGAAGGTAGCAACCGGAAAAAACCCGGAACAGTGGTAGCTTCCGCGAGGCGCTCTACGGCCCCCCGCAGGGTTGTACTCACTTCGACTCAGGTTTCCCTAGCTAAAAGGCTTGGATTGACCCCGGAGCAGTACGCCCGGGAAATGATTAAATTAGGTGATGCCAATGGTTGACATTAGAATTCCGCGTGATATGGAGACCCGAGACGCTACTTCCCGACCCAAAAGTTGGGCACCGCCGTCGTTGCTTCCTGAAGTAAATCAGGAGCCGGGGTATTCTTACCGGTGGATTCGCGTCAGTACCCTGGGCACCCCGGATGTAAACAACGTCTCGTCCAAATTTCGAGAAGGTTGGGAACCCGCCAAAGCCTCCGAGCACCCGGAGACGTATACTATGACCGACCCGAATAGTCGGTTTAAAGACGCTATCGAGACTGGGGGTCTTATTTTGTGCAAGACCCCGAAAGAATTCACCGAGCAACGTGACGCACATTTTCGGAAACAAACAGAAGATCAAGTGGCGTCTGTGGACAACAATTTTATGCGGGAAAACGACCCGCGAATGCCGCTATTTAAGGACAAACGGAGCACCGTGACCTTTGGTAGTGGCTCTAAATAAGTTTATAGGAGTTTAGCATGGCATATCCTACTGTTGATGCGCCGTATGGTTTGAAACCGATCAATTTGATCGGTGGACAGGTTTTTGCGGGCGCCACCCGTGATTTCCCAATCCAGTACGGCTATAACACAAATATCTTTTACGGCGACTGGGTTGTTGTAACCCGTGGCTTTGTTACCCGCGCAGCGGTTGCCGCTGGTACAGCGGTTAATCAGGTGCAAGGTATCTTCCTTGGTTGCTACTACACTAACCCGACTACCAAGCAGAAGCTGTGGGCGCAGTATTGGCCCGCTGGCACCGCTGCTGGAGACGCCTCTGCGATCATTTGCGAGGACCCGGATACGGTCTTCAAAGCGGTTGTCTGTAGCGCTACTACGGTTGTGGCGTCTGGCGCTAAAGCGATGGTGGGCTTGAATTTGTCCATGATCGACAACAGCACGGGCAACGTTAATACCGGCAACTCATCCAACGCAGTGCTGGCTCCTATAGCGACCCCCGTTACCACGATCCTCCCGCTTCGTTGCGTAGGTGTTGCACCGGATACCGCGACTTCCCTTGGCACCGCGACGTTTAGTTCTGGTACCACCACGCTGACTGTCAGTGCGCTCCCGTTTGCCCTGCCGATTGGCACTCATGTGGCTGCCTTGACTACCTCCGGGCAAGTTGCGGACTCCGGGTCGTTTGTGAAAACCGCTGCCGTTGCGGGGGCGACTTCGGTTGTCCTTGATCAGGCCGCAACTTTCACGTTCAACTCCGGTGTGTATACAAGCACCGTAATCTTTACCCAGTATCCTGAGATTCTGGTGAAGTCCAACCTGCTGATCCACAACTACTACAGCAGCGCAACGGCTTAAGGAGTAATCTAAATGGCAATTTCACGCGCTCAGTTACTTAAAGAGCTGCTCCCCGGCTTGAACGCTTTGTTCGGTTTGGAGTACAGCACTTATAGGGAAGAACATAAAGAAATCTACGACGTAGAAACTTCCGAGCGTTCTTTTGAAGAAGAAACCAAGTTGTCGGGCTTTTCTGCCGCTCCGGTGAAAAACGAAGGCCAAGCTATTGCGTATGACAATGCGCAGGAAGCATGGACTGCTCGTTACAACCACGAGACGATTGCGTTGGGCTTTTCGATTACGGAAGAAGCTGTTGAAGATAACCTCTACGACTCGCTGTCCAGCCGTTATACCAAGGCGCTGGCCCGTGCGATGGCTTACACCAAGCAGGTGAAGGCGGCCTACACCCTTAATCAGGGGTTTAGTTCCAATGTTACCTACGGTGACGGTCAGGCGCTCTTTAGCACCGCCCACCCGCTGGTTTCTGGTGGTACCAACAGCAACCGTCCGACGACGGGTGCCGATCTCAACGAAACGTCGCTTGAAGCTGCGGTCATTCAGATTGCCGCTTGGACTGACGAACGCTCGTTGTTGATTGCTGCAAAACCGAAGAAGTTGATCATTCCGCCGGCCTTGATGTTCGTTGCGACCCGCTTGCTCGAAACCGAGCTTCGCGTGGGCACCACGGACAACGATGTTAACGCGCTGAAGAACAACGGCTCAATTCCGGGCGGATACACGGTCAACCACTGGCTGACCGATACCAACGCTTGGTTCTTGACCACCGATGTTCCGAATGGTCTGAAACACTTTGTCCGTGCGCCTCTAGCCAATAGTATGGATGGAGACTTCGACACCGGCAACGTGCGGTATAAGGCCCGTGAGCGTTATTCGTTCGGCGTGTCTGACCCGCTAGGTATCTTTGGTTCTCCAGGGTCCAGCTAAAACCAGCTAGTTTGGTTTGGGAAAAGGGGCCATCGGCCCCTTTTCTTTTAGTTTTTTCCGTGGTATATAAATTGACAATCCGGGGCTCCCCGGTGTAACCAACAGCCGCCCCGGCTGACTTCATGCAGATGGTTACACTGAACTCGCATGAGAGGACAATTCAATGGGTTTTGCTACTCACCTTGGCCCGTGGCTCCTGGGCACTGTCAAAGACACCACTGGCACCGCCGCCGGTACTGTTCGCAATACGGGTCCGACCGTTGTGGCGCAGACTGTCAAACTTAATATGGTTGGCGCTACTTCGGCCACCGCCATCGCTGTCTGCACCCTCCCTGCTGGCGCGCACATTCTCAGTGTTGTCGTTGATACGCTGACTACGTTGTCAGGTACGGTAACCGCTGCGGTCTTGACCGTTGGCACCGCTACAACGGCGAATTTGTTCTTCCCGTCTACAGCCATTTTGACTGCTGGCCGTCAGGCTCCGACGCTCACTACTACACAGGTGACTGCGTATGCTGGCGCTGCATCTACTGCATCTCCCGACGGTGTTGGTATTGGTTCTACAGATGTCAACGTTGTCGCTACGCCGACATTTACGACCGGTTCTCCAAGTACTGCCGGTATTATCCAGATAACCATTAGCTATCTGGTCGCTAATAGCGATGGGTCTATGTTCCCGGCGTCTGTTTAATAACCACACTGTAATCATCCCGGCAACCGGAAGGCATAGGATAAAATATGGCAATGCAGGGTGATGTTAATTCGACTCGTTTTGGCTCGACGGTTGGACCCACCACCAGTTTGGTTATTAACGCACGGGTTCGTCTAAAAGGAGTTTTGTTTGTTGGTATCGCAAGCGCTACAGGGAATATAAAGCTCCTTAACAACGGATCTTCTGGCACTAACTTGTGCGAAATCGACGTACCGGCGAGTCTATACACCAATTCGGCTTATGTTGCGCTTCCCGGTGAAGGGATTTTGTTTGACACCAATATGTACGTTACTCTAACTAATATCGGCGGATGTACAATTTTCTATGGCTAAGTCACCTGCGTGGACTCGGAAAGAAGGTAAGGCTGAATCGGGCGGTTTGAACGCCAAAGGCCGCGCATCCTACAACAAAGCCAATCCCGGTAAGCCGGGATTGAAAGCCCCCCAGCCGGAAGGTGGCTCGCGCAAAGATTCGTTCTGCGCCCGGATGACCGGGATGAAAAAGAAGCTGACTAGCGCGAAAACCGCTAGTGATCCTAAAAGCAGGATTAATAAAAGCCTTCGGGCGTGGAATTGTTAGGAAGATATCATGGCTAAACAGCTAACCCCGTTCGAGAAGGCTTTTGCTGACGCGCGCGCCGCATATAGACAGAGCAAGGGCACCAACCCCCTTGACCCAAAATACAACTTTGATTTCGGCGGCAAGAAATACAACGTCGCGTACGCCGAAGAAATGCAAGCCCGGAAGGATAGTACGCCCGCTGCGACGTCTCCAACACCGAAGCCCGCTGCGCCCAAGATGACCTACGCGCAGATGATGGAAGCGGGCAGGAACGACCCGTTGGTCATA